CCGCCGTCGCCAGAGTTAACAGTCACATCACCCGCGAAGGTGGCTGCGCCAGTAGCGCCGTCGATAGTTAATTTCTCAGACGGAGTGGCACCAGTGACAAACACGATGTCGCGGTCAACGTTGGCGCGGCTTTGCAGAATTAAATTCCCCGCTGCGTCAAACGGATAAGAACCTCCAGTTGTCCCGGTCATGCCGATAAAGCCGTAAGATACTCCCGACAAGTAAGAAGTCCGAGCGCTAGCTTGGTTCGCTGTAATTAGGATTTCCGGGTACTGACTATCCTCAAGTTGAAGCTGCGCCGTGATGTCAACAATGGTTGGCCCCACGGTTAAAACGTCGGCTGTTGCGTTTACTCCAAAACGCATGGTGTTGTCGCTATGGGTGTAGCGAATAATTCCTACATCACGATCATTCGCATCGCCAAACTCAACACGACTGTCACCAGATGTACCGCTAATCAGTGAGATTACAGCATTATCCGCAATATTAGCGTTATGCTGTACGATAAGTCCGTTGTTTGTACTGGACGGGAGCGTACCCGCACCTTGCTCAATTAGGACATATTCACCAGCGAAGGTGGCGTTCTGGCTGCTGTCTAAGGTGAGGGCGGTTACATCAGCCGTTGATAGCGAAAACGTATCCGTCGCCATCTCGTACAGCAAACCACCACGGGAACTATCGACTTCCGTTCCAAACAGAAGACGCCCCTGCCCCGTTGCGGCATCACCAAGAATGTTAATCCCAACGGCACCACTGTTCATGACCACAAGGTCATCGGCGTTCCCGTTGCGCGTCCAACCCTTGTCGTTGTGGTCAATCGTAACACGCTCACTGAAATCCGTTTCACCCGCCACGTCGAGTGTGCCAGCAAACGAGGCGTTGCCCGTGCTTCCAATCTCTAGCGCATTCGTAAACGTGACGTTCGTTCCAGCCGTGCCACTTGCCGCAACATTAAGGCGAATAGTCCCGCCGCTCTGATAGACCTGACTTGCGCCCGCCGTGGTGGAATACTTGTAGTTCGTGCCGTCGAAATAGCTGTTCTCGTTGACGTAAAGGCCAGTGCCTCCCGCCGCCGTGAACAAACCGCCGTTTTCCAGTTGGAAGGCGTCGAAGCCCGCTCCCCACGATTTGAGGGTTGCACCGCCAATGGCAGCGTTACCAGCGAAGGTGGCCGTTTCGGAACCAGCGGCACCGGAGAGGGTGAGGTTAGGTGTTTGATTATCGCCCCAAATAACCGTCGAAGCGCCGGACTTGGACGTTCCAAAATAGCCAGTTGAGGCGTTGTAGTTCCACCGAGCAAGCATCCCAATAACATCGGAAGGCGTGCCAAATCGAAGATCAATATTTGAAGCGTCAACACCGAGCAACGACATACCGCCCGCGCCAGACATTTCAACAACAAGATCATCGCCATCACCCGCAGCCGACGCACCACTTGCGCCGCTGTTGATTACGGCTGTGCCAGCGAAGGTGGCGTTGCCTGTGGTATCTGCGATGGTCAAATGTGCAGCAACACCGTTTTCGGTAAACTCAAGGTGATTGCTTACGCCGTCATATTCGACGCGCCATTTCTTTGTCCCAGCCTCAGCGAAGTTGATACGGCTATAGGCGTTTGCACCGCCAGCGTTATCAACAACAATTTCGCCTTGATCTGCACTGTCAATGTAAAGACCAGAGGAGGACGTTGAGAACCCGCCGCCAGCACCAAAGATATTCACATCACCTGTGAAGGTGGCGTTGCCTGTGCTACCGCCAATCGACAAAAGATCAGTTGCATTTGAAGCATCAGAGCGTCGGGATGAAAATGTGATCGTTCCATTGGTGGAGGTATTTGGGCCTAAAGAAACGACTCGCATATTTCCAGAAGCGTTGTCTATATACCCCGTGCTTGCCCCTGTGATTGTACCAAAAGTTGTCGTTACCTTCAGTGCGTCAAATGTGCCATCGCCAGCACTTAAAGCGTTGCCCAAAAGATCAAACGTGGACGCGCTATTATCCCACCGCATGACGTTAGTTGTATCAGACCTAAAAATAATATCGTTCGGAACCGATGGATGGCTATCTGGAACCAGAATGATATTGCCGCCCAAGTCTTTTGTGGTGGACCCGCTGATATAGAGAAAGGTGCTATTGTCGCCGGTCAATATTTCAGGATTGCCCGCCGTTAAAGTTAAGTCGCCAACCGAAGCAAGGCCACTAGCCGTCAGCGTCGTGACAGTCGCAGCAGCCGCGCTAGAGCCGCCGATCACCGTGCCGTCGATGGTGCCGCCGTTGATGTCGGCGGTGGTAACAGCCCCAAGGTTGGTGATAGTTTGACCTGCAAAGGTGCTCGTGCCAGCAGCAGTAATACCGCCGTCCTTGACAAGAAGGGAGTCAATCGTCACACCTGACGCGGCGGTCGTTTCATTGATGGTATTCGTGGTGATTACGTCGCCGGACGACACCACAATGTCTGTCCCGCCGGTCGTATTACCGTTGGCAAGAATTTCCGCAAGAGTGTCGACCGTACCAACCTGACTATCAACATAAGCCTTAATCGACTGCTGCGTGGCCAAAGCGGTCGCGCTGTCTGAGGACATATCGTCTTCATCAAGAATCGCGGTAACCGAAACCGAGCCGAGACGAAGGCCGTCGAAATAAGCGTTATTGAAAACGTTAGCCGCAACGGCGCCCGTGCCGCCGCCATTGAAATACACGACAGCCGTCGTTCCGGCGGGTACCTCATAGTCGTTAGAGGCGTTATACGTCCCTTGGAACAACAGAATGGACCGACTTCCGGAGAGGGCGTTACGAACATAAATAATCTTTTCGGAGTCATTCGGAGTGAGCTGCACATACGCCGTCGCCCCGAGATCGCCGCCGTCATCAAAGATGACCATACGGTTCCGGCCGTTTGACGCGGCACCGTCGCTAATCGGAAGCGCATTGGGGGACCCCGAGCTCCCCGCAGAGGCCAAGGTAACCGTTACTTGGCCGTCAAGGGCGGTATCGACCAACTCCAGATTGACGTTGGTTGTCGCGCCCCATGTGCCGGACTGCTCGCCCGTGGCAATGAGGGTAATACCGTTATTGAGAGTATATGTGCTAGGCATATTTTAACCCTATGCTGCTATCCGTTCCCACGAGGGGTTTTGATTCGGCTCGATCTCACTAAATGTCGGACTTTGAGCCGGGTTTATCTGACTATACCCCGGGCTTTGCGCCGGTCCAATGGCGACGTAACCCGGAGCTTGGCTCGGGGTTATTCCACTATACCCCGGATTTTGATCGGGGACAATATTTGACCAAACCAAAACATTGCCCGCGTAGCCAGACGCAGAAACGCCGATGGGATATACTTTTGCGTCAGAAATCGTACTGACGACACCGACCGCGCTCGTCGCCTCTACCCCGGAAACTTCTATAAGTGCTCCGGCATCGACGGTGACCGTCCCGACATTGGCCGTTGCAGAGATACCGGAGGGGTAAACATTGGCGTCGGCTGTTACTGTTACGGAGCCAACATTCCCGAACGCCCCTAGGCCGGTGACCGGAACATTAGCATCAGCCGCAACGGAGACTGTACCGGTGACCCCGGTAGCCTCGACACCAGTGACAAGCACATTTGCTGTGCCTGTGACCGTGACAGAGCCAACGGTACCTGTTGTTGAAAGGCCTGTAACATAAATATTAGCTTCCGCAACTACCGTTACGGAACCAACATTACCTGTTGCTACTAAACCAGTAACCGGAACACTGGCATCAGCATTTACAGTAGCTTCGCCAACGTTCCCTGCGGCCCCGGGAAGCGCAATGTCCCCACCCCATGTACCGTCGCCCCATCCAACGGTGGAAGAGTTCCAACCTTGAAATGCGACGACCGCGTCGGTCATTTACGCAATCCGGATGATCGCGTTGCTTGCGTCTGCGGAGGGGAAGATTACCGTGAAATCGCCAGCGGTAGACGTCTTGTCGCTGCCGAAGTCAAGGACAACAACAGACGGGTTGGTCAGAGCAATGGACGTCGTATTCGGCGTCGAATTGTAGATCAATGCGCCGCGCGCCGTGATAGTCGCGGTAGACCAAGTTTCGTCCGCGAAGTCGGTAAAAGCGGTAGTACCGCTGCTCGTCGGGTCAACATTAGTCAGATCCTGACCAGTCGCAGAGTAACCGGTGCCGCTAACCTCATTACTGGCGGTATATGCCGTCGTGGACGCATCCAGCGTCGCGGACGACGTATACAAAGCCATCTTCATCGTATCTGCACCATTCGCAAAGTCGTGCGCCCCGAACAAGAGTTCTTTCTTGAACGAGGTGCACATGTAATTTCCGCTGAACGCCATGTCATAACCTCCTGATTAAATCGGCCAGTTCGGGGTGCCCTGCGTCATTCAGGGCATTGAACACCGTGGTCCGGTCGCTCCGGATCGCATCACGCATATAAAACTCTAACAGTCTAACAAGTTTGTTGCGGAAAGCATACGCCTGATCTCGTATCGCTGGGTCAGCAGTGTCGGATACAACAAGTATCTTGTCGGCACACCGCTGCGCAATTTCCTCCGGGGTAAACCCGCGGTTAGTCGTTGTCCGAACCTCAACGCCGAAATCTGCCCCGAAGGACATATCTATGGGATTCACCTTCATTGCTGCTGCCTTATAACCATGCCAGTGCGATACTGGTCAGTTACTTCTTTGGCTTCTCCGAACATCTTGAGCGCCGAGATGGCTTCGACAAAACGTTTTTCGTACTGAGCCATGACATCCGGCTCCCCCTTCATATAAATGTAAGCCTCGATAAGACTGCCATAAAGGAGGGTGAGTTCGGCATTTTCACTGAGCCATGTCGTTCCGCTACCAGAACCGGCGGTGAGGCTGGCTGGACGGTAGAAATAGTGCAGTTCGGTCGTGTAGGCGCCGTCCGGCGTCGGCCCGAGGATGAAAAAATCTATGTCAAAAACGGCGTAATACCGAGGGTTTCCCGTCGTTGCCGCATCCGGGTTGAACGACTGGATGAAATCCACGTCCTTGAAGTCCAAAAAAACGTGATCGCCTTCCGAATCTACAAACGAAAGAGAAAAAGGCGCGAGGAAATCAGTCGGAGCCGCCAGATACTTATTAGAAGCGGTCATATTTCCGCTGACGTTCTTCCGAAAAAGACTAAGTTGGACATTCTTCAGGATGCGCTCTTCCGCGAGCCGAATAAACACGGGAAGATTGTTTACGAAAGACGTTTCCGTGTTCTCCGTGTAGTCTTGTATCGCGGCTTTTAGCTGGTCATATGTAAAGCTCATGGCGTGCTCACCGTTACTTGCCCGACTTGGCCGAAACCAGAACAGGGCCGTAAATTAGGGCCCTCTACCAACGGGACCCCTACAAATACGTCCATGGGCTCGACAATGTCAGGGCGAGCGTTTCTTAGCGCTTCAGGGTCGGAAACCTTCCGAAAAGGACCTAACTGAGGATGTTTCGGCTCATACTGATCGGGCCCGACCAGCAGGCCATTCCACTCTTTCTTCATGACCCGGTACGGATACCGCAAGCCAGACCGGTCGCATATCGCCCATGATTCTTTGCCTGAAGCGAACTTAGCCATCATCGCGTCCCGTAATAATCATATTTCGGTGCGACATTGAAAGAAGCCCTATCCCGATCTTCGTCCGCCGCGCGCTGGAACTCCTCTTCGTATACGGCTTTGAGAAGCTGAACACGGTTGGGGGCTCTCTTGAGCGATAGATAGTAGGACAAACCCGCGGCCAAGCACGGATAAAACCGGAACGGCATATCCATGGTGTTTACATAATTGTCAGCGTCGTCCATACGTGTCAGTGCATCGTAATACACAACATCAGTGCTGTTATCGGGAACCGGCCACAGTTTCAGATTCGGGGTTATTTGCCTATCAAGAAAGAACTGATTAGGCCGCCCCTGCGTTGTCTTATTCGGGATATCCAAGTAGTCCGAACGGCTCAGTCGATCTAGGGAATAGTCCGTGCCATCGCGCCTGACAATTACCGACAGAACATCAATTACGTCTGTCGATAGATCATACTCGCCGTCCCCGGTAACCATAGTTACCGAGCGCTGTTTAATGGTCCACTGATTCAAGCCGCGATTGGCCCAATCGGCGAGAAGTAGATTAAGCGACCTCTTCGCGGTCTTGAGATCATACCCCGTCCGGACTTCAAGACCGCACCGCTCGAAGGCCTCCTCGATGTACTCGGAGACGTCCAGCTCAAAATTTTTGCTACCGGACGAGGCCATTTATTACTCCTTGACCAGCTTATAGCCTTTATCTTTGGCCATGCGACGGATGTCAGCAACGCTAACGCCGCCTTTCTTCATCATTTCAGGTTTTTTAACCATGCCGCCGCCGCGCATCTTCTTAACCATACCGCCGCCGCGCATCTTACGAGGTTTCATAGCCATGTCAGGTACCCTTCAGCCTGTTGTAAAAAAGTTGACGCCTAAGATAGATATCTTGGGCATTGTACTCCTCCCCATAGCTATCATAATAGCCTTTTTTGCGCAACTTGTCCGCGGATTCTTGCAGTTTGGACAGTCTCTGGACAAAAATCATGGAATACCGAACATCTGACACAGGCTCGAAGTTAACGTCTTCCACGAAATCGCTGGGATCGTCGTCCGGGTGAAAACCCATAAGCCATATGTCGCGGTCTATGAAAAAACCATCCGATATGGCGTCGTTCAGGCCGTCTAGGTAGTCGTGAAACCCTTCCGGATCCGGCTCCGGATGCGTGTCTACAATAATCACAACATCAACGGTGTCCTCAAACTGCGATATTGTCGAGTACAGCGTCTGCATATCGCTACCTGCCTTAAAAAGTATGATTACCCGGTCGTCTAGCCATGCTTGGCGGGCATAAGGACATGGGGACATCCCGGAAAAATGCGGGCTGGGGACCTCAAGGACCTCCCGGGACCACGCAATTATCTCTTCCGCGATCTTCCTCTCGACCGGGTCCCCGAAAAACTCAAGCCTCATAGCTTAGTTACGGCGCCTTTCGTGCGTTTGCGCCGGTTTGACATGATCGCGCCGCAGCCACGAGCCACGACCCCACCATCGGCCATCCTGCGCACTTTTGCTTTGGAGGTATTAGGTACTACCTTTTTCCCAGAAGCGCCGCCGCGCTTCTTTTTAGCCGCAGTCGCAGCTCTTTCAGAAACGCTGAGACTTTCTGCCTTATTCCTTGGTAGGCAACGGTCAGGGCGCTTTTTATTTTTAGAAGTGCCGCACGGACCTGCGATGTTACCGCGGCTATCAATTCTGACCCAATCTTCATCTAGCCATTCCTTTAAAGACATTATCGACCCTTCCTTTTGCCGCCCTTAGATGATTTGGCGTAGTTAGGGTCCTTACAGTATTTAGATGCGGCAAGGTTAGCATAGGCGCTTGGGTATGTGTCAAAAGTCCTTTCAGCCCAAGCCTTGCCTTCGGGGCATATTTTGCTGCCCTTTGACTTTTTCCTAACAGCCCCACCTTTACGATAATAAGTAACACCGCAAGGAGATGACTTAGGACCGGTTTTTACGCGGGATCCCATCCTAGCCCCACAATTTATGAACCAAGGGGGAAACAACGATCAATACGGCCAACCCCCAAAGTTTGATATCTAAGCTTTTCAGGTTGTTTTTGTGATCGTCTAAGCGTTCCTCAATACGAGTGTACCGAAGGTTACATTCCGCTTCATGCTTTTCAAGCTTGCTGAGAACTTCTTCAACGCGCATCTCGACCTCACCAAGCCTTACAGGACCAATAACGGGCGCTAAACTTGTCCTTGGCGGTATCGCAAGAATGACGAGCACGAAAGTTTTTTCGACGTCCCGGCTGATCTTTTTTGATCGACATTTTGGGGTCGCCGAATCGAACCAGCTTAATCTCGGAGCCCTTCTTAGCAAGGACCGCGCTTTTCTTGCTTTTACCGGGAGTACGCTTGGGTTTGTTGAAACCTGCAAACGTCTCATCGCGATACTTTATCCTTCCAGAGGGGAGACGCTTAACGTCTTTCGTAGTAGGCATTACAGCGTATCCCCGTTCTTAATATAAGTGATGTCAAGAGTAGCCGAGGCAGTAATTGTTCCCCCCACGGAGTCAGCTATTGCACGAACTTCGATATCTGTTTTCTCTGTAAGGACAATCGGGTTCCAGTACGGAATGCTGGTTGAGTTATTGGCTAAAGTTACCCGATCTTTAACATTGAAGACCCCACCATCTGGTCGCGTGACCAACGTAAAAATAGCAAATTTGCCCGCAGAAGAAGAAGCTGAAACATCTTTTTGGTGAAGATAGGCCGTGTAGCCTACCGGAACAGTCCAAAGACACATGAGTGTCTGGTTATCTCCGATAGCAACGGTGGCGTATTTATTTGTGGGAACACCGCCGGAAGGAGTTGCCTCCGTGCCCACATACAAAACGCCCGCATTAGCTCCACCAGAACCTGCGGTGTTTACAACAATGCGATTGACGCGATACCAGTTCAAAGCACCGTTTAACTGGACGCCGGTTTGACCGTTTAACGAGACTGTTACGCTTATCTGCTCAAAATCAGCGTCCAATCCATAAACCGTGGCTGTTCTAGCGCCGGTTCCAGCCGCTGTGTCCGCTGCGGAACTGCTAGAGATATACATGGTAGAGGCTGAAGTGGGGTACACATAAAGGCCCCCTTCCGACCAAATTGTCTCGTCTGCGGCTCCAATACTGGGGTTATACCCAAATTTGTGAATAAATTCGTGGTAAGCGATTTGTCCACGAGAAACTTGGAGTTCGAATGGCTCGCTAGTGCCAACCCGCGTTATTGAGCTAACTTCACGAGCCATTCGAATGCCTCCTAATTAAACTGCTTACGCAGATAAAGGATAACAGTGTACGTGTCGGCAGTCGTGGCCCCAACAGTCGTAAACTTGATATCACCATTTTTACCAGTACCGGCGTTATTAGTAAGTCCGCCGAATATGGTATAGTCGTGGTTTCCGCTCTGGTTCTCGCCCAGCTCAATGCAGAACTGGTCGGAAGTGGCATCCCAAAGGATCTGCACCTTCATACCAATGCACTGCCACCAGATACGCTCGATGACGACGCCCGTGCAGGCGTCGCCATCCGCGCTAGAAGCAAGAGCGGATACATCCACCTTAGTCACAGCACTCTCGCCGGTTCCGTCCGAAATATTGGTGAATTTCATCACCGCATACTTAGGACCATCGGAAAGAGTCTGGGATGTTACCGCATCAGCCATCGTTTATCCCCTCTTACTGATCGGAGAACGCAGGTGCAGTAGCTCCAGTGACAGAACCCCAGACGTACCAATTCGTATCGTCTTTAGCCACGATGTTCACGACCGCAGAACCCGGAACATTGACCTGAAGCTTGCTGTTGGAATTGCCGTCAGCAAAAACAACAGAAGCCGCGCCATCGTCAGTGTCGTTAAAAGCAACATTGCCGATGAAGTAGTTAGCGTCGTCGCCCGCATCTACGATGAAATCCGTAGCGTCTGCCGCGGCGCCACCGTAAACAAACACAAAATTGGCGCCCGCAACAGGGCTCGGGAGGGTGTAGGTGTTATCCTGACCACCATCGGGAACGATAAGAACACGCCCGCTGTGTGTTGCGTTGGTGAGGGTTACGTCACCGTCGCTTAGAGCAACCGGGGCGCCGCCGTAGGTGGAAACTTCGGTAACCGCTCCTGTGGTAGAGCTTTTGTTAATGGATTTGAATCCATTTTCCGAGCGTACCGGACCCGTAAAAGTCGTATTCGCCATGATATTCTCCTGTCTTGGCTTGTCGACCGCGGAATGCGGCCGTCAGGGACAAACACAGTTTATATCAGAAAAGCTTATCCGGCAACCGCACAAAAAAATAGGGCCGCCCGAAGGCGGCCCCATCTCTTACTCATCGGGAACCGCTTACGCGGCGCCCGCAGTACCGAAGACCGCACGCCAGTCCGAGACGCCGAAGCTATAACGCTCACGGGCCTTAAACCGCATGTTGCCGGTGTCGAAGTCACCTTCCATCGCCGTCTTGATGGGCGAACGATTGAAGTACTTGAAACCATTCGGCGCGTCAGTTTTGATGAAGTAGGCGTCCGAGTCGGTGAGGAAGTGGTTAACCACCGCACCTTCCGGAAGCATACCCATAGACTTCATGGCATTCGTATCGTTGTCCGCGGTGCCAGAACGGAGGTTCGAGTTGATAACTCGCTCCGCAATGAACTGAAGCTCCTTCGGAATGATGAGCTTCATACCACGAACCGCGATCTTGAGACCACGTTCGTCCGTCAGACCCGCAATATCAATCAGCATCTGCTCAAGCGAGGTCTCATTGAGATCCGCCGCCACAGAAAGCTGGTTGCGCTGGTTGCCGGAAAGGCTGGGATGCGCCGATGAGCAAAGCGCCGCACCATCACCAATCGGGTAGCTGGTGTCAAACGCATTGTTCAGGATGGCCGCAGCTTTGATCTGCTTGGTCTGAGCCATCGAACGGGCAAGAGCCTTCGTGTAGCGCGAAGCCAAACGATCATAGAGGTTATCTTCGACAGCCTCTTCCGTGATCGAGAAGGCGAGCGCGACCGTCTCATGCGTGTAACGAGCCGTATAGGTCTCCTGAGCATCGTCAAAAGTGATGGCGGTGCCTTCACCCTTGACCGGTGCGGTGGAGAACCCACCGAGCATCACCTCTTCTTCGAAAGCGCGGTCCGAGGACTCCTCTTCGAAGATTTCAGCGTGCTCGTTCTCGTAACGATCATATTCGAGCCCGAACAAAGCATTAAGGCCGGGTTCCAGCTCTTTCGCGAGTTGTGCGCGAGAAATAGCCATTTTCTATCCCTCCTTAAATGCCGGTGCTGTCCGCAGTCGTCTGAGAGTCAGACGAGCTAGCGGGAGCGTTGTGATGAAAATTGAACCGGACAACATAGTTCACGCCCGCCGCATCATAATCGAGATTCGCCACATCAGTGGTGAGCCCGACAACACGCATGAAAAGCGTGGCCGTGGTGGCAACAGTGGAAATGTCCAGTTCAGCCGTCGAACGACCATTAGCCGTCGAACCCGAAGTGCCGCTCGCGAGCGAGACGTTCGAGAACAGATGACCGATGGCAGTGGCCTTGTTAGTGACACTACCGTCCGCAGCGCACATGAAGAGCTGGTTCGGGTTGTCCGCAACAAAGGCCTTAACCGGGAAATTGCTATCAACGCTGACGTTGTTAGCGCCCGGCCAATAGTTCTTCCAAACAGTCTTTTTGGAAGAGCTATCAACATATTCAACGCCCATCAGAACTCCAAGCGCAGGGACAGTACCGCCATTCGCGTTGCCCACGATATCCACAAAACCAGTAGACAGCGGAATGACCGGCGAATACTGGTAAATGGCGTTCGTGTTGGCAGCGGCGATTTCGTACTGCGTAACACCAGTGGTGTTAGCACCCGCCCCGTTGAGCCCGATAGGACGAAGACCGAAGGCAGTATCTTGATTTGCCATTTTAGGTTTCTCCTATTGAGGCAGCCCTATTTTCGTGGGCCACCGAAGGTTACACGAGATTGACGATCAGGTCTGTTGATCGTCATTGTTGAGTGTGCGTTCTCGCGCATCATGTCATGATCGACGGCCTGCATCTGGTCCATACTCCTCTGCTGGAAGTATGCGGTCCGTTCCGCAACCGTCTCGTCAGGAATGCGAGCAAGAAGCAATCCGCCAATGCCAAAGACACCTTCATATTTACCTGATTCAACTACCGGGGCCTCAAAGTCCGGGTATTCGTCCTTACGGACAAGTTCCCAGCCTTCGCGCATCTTAGCGCTCACGTTTTTTGTATCATCAAACCCGCGCGTTTCGGCACGAATCCAACGATGCTTAAAACCGTCCGGTGCAGGCGGTGCTTCTAGCATTGAGGGGGGAGCCCACGGCTTACGCACAGCCGTCTTTTCCCGGGTCTTATTAGCGCGAGAAGTTCTGTTGATGGGCGCTTCCATCTGGTTCTCAAATTCGCTCATCTTCATTACTCCTTCACGTATTTCGCGTATTCTTCAAGCGGCACACCCAATTTTTTCGCTATCGCGACTTGGCTCGGGGTGAGACGAACCTTTTTCCCACTGCGCCCAGAAGTCGTTCTATTCGCACCGGCAACCGTCTGAGCGGGTCGTCTGCTGGCGTTACTTGCACCGTTTCCAAACTTATCGGAAATACGGCGATCAAGTTCAGTATAGTAGTCATCACTCTGCGGGTCAAATCCCTCATCTTCCACCAATGCTTTGTGGATTCCAAAGGCCGCGTAAGTCATGGCTTCATCTTGGCCGAACCAACTGTTACGCAGAGCCCACTGCTCTGCCTTCGGGTCCGGTCGCTTGGGAGCCTGAGCGGGCATCGGATTACGAGCCGCGTAAATCCGCGCGGCCTCCTCCTGCTGGCGAACCCGCTCCTGCTGGACTTTGGCCTGCTCGGCACGGTCCGCCTGAATGGCCAAAGCCGTCAGCTTGCGCTGGGCCTGTACCGTGGCCTCAGAGTCACCAATCTCAATAGCCCGGGCCAATTCATTCTCGGCCTGCTGCATCTGAGAGGAAACCCGGTTTGAGTATTCCGCCACATAATTATCATCAAGGGCGTTCATCCGGCTCTTTAGCTGCGTTGCCTCGTTCTGGACAGCCTGAGCATAGCGGATAGCCTCCTGCTCGCGCCGTTCAGCCTCCCGCATTTTCTTCGTCAGACGATCTATGCGTTTCTGGGTCGAAGTCTCGGCTTTCTGGAACGGGTCATCAGCCCCATCATCATGGGTTTCGCTATTTTCGGAAGCCGCAACAGACTCAATCTCTACCTCGGCGTCGGGACCGGCGGTATCAATATCAACGTCAAGCTCGGAAGTATTTTCTTCAGCCATTTTTTTCTCCTAGAGATGATGGATGTCTTCGGGATCAAGGATTGTGGCCAAAATCTCGTCGTCGTTGAGAATCCTGACCTCCCCGCCGTCAATCTGGAACCGGGACCCAGCATAACGGGCGAACATTACCCACTGTTTCTCCGCGCACCACGGTCCTGACGGGAACTTCTCCGGGTCTTTGTAGGCCAATGGGCCAATTTTTAAGACGTACCCCACCTGCGTGGAGATCTGAGCCCTATCTTGGGTCTCAGAAGGCAGATAAATCCCGCCTTCCGTCTTACCCTTTCCTCGATATGGAAGAATCAGGATGCGCCAGCCAGTCGGCTCCGGCATCCTATCTAGGAGACTTTTCCCGATCATGTCGGGGTTGAGTCTGGGGGATTCGATGTACACCTCGTCGAGGGTCTGTCCCTTCGACTTCTTAGTGATCTTTTCAACGGCTTCCCCGATAGCCGATAGATCAATTGCTTTTTTAGCCATCTGTTCGCTCCTGTTTTTCCAGCAGGCCCTTGAGTTCCTGTTCCACGTGATTTATGGACTCCAGATTGCCCATGAGCTCACGATAATGCTCCATAGACTTCACGTTGCCGTACAACATGATGTCCGCTATGCCCTGCCGCCTCTCTCTCAAGATCTTAAAGACGGCCTCGGCGATAAAAAGCTGATCCATGCTTCTCCCGCATATTATCGAACAATTTACGATAATATCGTAGCACGTTTCATTTCAGATAGATAGGGGTCTTGCCAATTTAATTCAAAATGAGGCGCGTCTATGAAGGGGCGCCTACCCTCGGACCGGCGTAGATCGATGTACTCGTTCATAAGCTCTTCGGAGGTGCCTTCAAAATCCGTCAAATTGCGGTGCCAAGCAGCGCCCCAACGGAGGCTTATGCCTAGCTCTAGCGCGGAGGCCTTCATGGCATCCGCAATGTCATCATAAAGATTCAGCTCCCAAGACGCCCGCGGCCCGATGTAAGCGACAAGATCGACGGCCAAGCCTAAGACGTGCTTGCCACCTTCCTTAATCTGGCTGGCGCCTTTTTCGTACAATTCCAACTGACGTTCCGGAGTTCGTAGGCCTTCTATAACCCCGAAATCCACCTTTGTGATATGGATGGCTTTTTTAACGCAAACAGCGAGGCCGTCCTCAACCTTGATTAATTTTTCTTTGCTGCGTGTGGATAAGAAAAAACTCATGATTCATCCTCTTCAAGGGGAGGAACGATATGAACCTCGCCCGTGTCAATGTTGACATACGCTACTCTGACGTTAAGAAGTCTCTGAGTAGCGGACAAAGGGCGGTGTATCCTATGCGGATTCTTTCTGTCTTTAGTCGTCCTAATCGCGTCTTGTTTGGCATCCAAGAAATAAACCTCCCCGTCGTCGTTATAAGCAACAACATCAACAGGACCAGTCCCCGACAAAGGCCGACAGACATAGAACCCCTTTCGGAGAAGCCACTCCGTCAATATTGTTTCGCAGATTTGACCGTTCTGCTGTCTAAAATCGGGCAAGACAACGCCCAGAAAGCCCCCTTACGAGGAGACTTTCTTGACCTTCTCGAAGCTTCGATACGCTCCCAGACCCAACAGCCCAAAAAGAACAGTCATGAGCTGATTCATGTCGAACGTCGGAAGCGGCGCATACGCCACATTGAACATTGTCAGAATGAAAATTGCAACTGGCTGTCCCAAAAAGTGCCAAAACAAGGCCAGCCCACAGGACCAGCCGACAAAAGGGCGCCACCCCCCGCGGAACCATCCACCCGCGGCTTCGACTTTATTCACTTCGATCTGGGCCAGCGCAATTTCGTGCGCCTGCTTTTCAGCCATCGTGGCAATTTCATGAGCTAGGCGCTGCTTTTCGCCAGCGTCAGGAATAAATTTATCGAGTAGCCCGGTTACCGGACCAATAAGGGCTTGAAGCATACCTTCACCTATTTGTTGTTGTAGCCATTAGCTTTCAACTGGAGTGTAGCATCTTTCAGTTTCTGCAACTCAGACTCCATGTTCGCAACACGCCTTTCAAAAAACTCCAAGGTCAGTTTCTGTTGACGGTCGAAGGGCGCCTCGCCGCGCTCCAATGTATTCGTGAGTTTTGTGAGCTCGTCCTCTAAGTGCCTTAGCTTCATAAACTGTTCCGCATCGGCTGGCAAACTGCCAAGCTCGCCACGGGGCCAGCGTATACGGAACTCGCTATTAAGCTTTTGCTCATGCCGCGTCATTTCCGCGGCATGTTCTAGCTGGTTAATCCTTTCCAGAACCCCAAAATACCCCCACGTGGCCACAGATGCAAAAATGACCATGCTGATTAAGTTGCGGAGAGGAACTTGGAGTTCCGTATTTTCGTTTATCTTCGCGGCCATGCGTCACCCGTCTTTCTTGGGCACGTCCTTCTCATGGCCGATCCATACGGCAAAAGCGCCTGTCATGGCGCCGGTAACGACGGATACCAGAGCAGCCTGCGAAGGAGTCGGGTCGTCGAGCGTCATAAACCATTCGACTACACGCCAGCTCATAATGGTCATCGCGGCCATCATGATCCGCGGAATAATCTTCCAGCGCAAAAATGTCTCTACGGACATGACAAACCCCGTGCAATTAACTTATTAGTTAATTTAGCACAAAATTATACCGGCTAGAAGACACCTTTGAATCGCTGCGGGCGGGCGATGGGACTATACCCGCGGACCACGCCGCCCTTTGCAGCCTTCATCACCTTTTTAGGCTTATTTTTGGACTTACCGGCACTAGACAACGCAATAGCCACCGCCTGCTTCTGAGGGTAGCCCTCATCGACAAGCTTGCTGATATTGGAGCTAATCGTCTTTTTGCCGCCGCCCTTCTTTAGAGGCATCTTAGCAGCCCATAAAGTCTTTGCCTTTGATGGCCGCACCAGTACCGCGCATCTTCATTTTGCGGAAAGTGTTACCCGCCATCGGCGCATCAGCCGTCTTGCCGTAGGGAATCCGGCCCTGACCCTTGATGTCAGCGTAATCAACCGCCTTCTGTGCCGGACCCGGCTTGTTCGTCACAATCTTAACTGCACCCTTCATATCACTGCCCTCTCTGCTGTTTGAGTAATTCACGTTCCATCGCAGACTGAATACGCGCCTGCGTCTGCTTCTCTTGCGACGCCAATCTTTGCTGGAACTGTTCCGCCCTAATCTGCTGATTCTGCGCGTCAAGCTGCAATTTGGCTTGGTCATTCTGTGCGTCCGCCTGCTCCGCCTGCGCTTTGATCTGGAGCTCCGCTTCCTTGAGCTGCACCAGAGGATCGGGGGCATCCGCGCCAGACAACTGACCAGAAAGTTCTTTGAGCTGCTGCATACCTTCCGCGATGAACTGAGCGGTAAGCTGCTCGATCTGGAGCATCTGTTCCTCGTCGGCGGGCTGCCCGCCCTGCTGCTGTACCTGTTGCAGGTAAGCAACAGCAGCCTGCTCCTGCGCGGCAATCTTGACATGCTCCATGACGTGCTTCTGCAATTCCATCGCGACAGGCGGAAGAGCCGATACCATCGGCGTAGAACCAAAAATCATATGAGCCATAATGTGCGCCTGATGGTTCTGGCCCTCAAATGCCTTCAACCGCAACATATCCAGAGCGTTGACATTCTCCTGCGCCGGATCAATCGGCAGCGGATCTTCGCTCGGGACCGTCTTCATGATCCGGTCTACATCCGTGACGCCCAGCGCCTCGTACATGTCCCGGAAAACTTCGTGCATGTTGTGCAGTTCCGGAGCCTGCGCGGCAAGCTGAAGCTTCGTCTGCGCCTGCAAGATGCGCTGCGCCTGACTAAACACGTTCGGGTTGCTAACCGGGATCACGTCCACACGGTCATCAAAGTCTTCCCGCATGATCTTCTGGTCGCCACCAGCGATGGAATACGGGTACTCCTGCGGCAGCGACTCGCTCATCACACGAGAAAGAATTTTAAACTCC